GACTTTGCTTCAAAACAAACATCATCAAAAACATAGTCGCCAACTTCAATCCATTTCTTTTCGTAGCGAATCAAAAGTTTGTCAGCCCTTGATGTAACTAAATCTACTAGCGGTGAGCCTTTCTTCTCCCGGCTATCAATTACCAAAACACCATTAGTCATTTCTTTCCCACCAGTGTTTTAATGAAGTTTGATTTGCATCTACCTTTCTAGTATTTCTAAGTCCCCAAGTTCTACTTATCGCTTCAAACTGTAACCACATTGGCCATTCTATAGGAAATTCAGTACCGCTATCAGTCCAACTCTTAGGAGTAAAGGTAAAGTTCCCCATTAGGTTATTGCGGTATCTCCAGTAAATTTCTCTACCTTCCATCCTAACTACCCAATGGTGTCTATCTACTAGTATTTCTGCTACCGGGTATTGTTCATTGTTATCATCGTCATAATATGACGGTCCAGTTATCATTCTATTCCATTCTACATAATTATATTCCATATTTTATTCCTCCTTGTCTAAATAGTCGGGGTATCTCCAACACTTTCCTGCACAATATCCTTCCGGTATTAGTTTAGTTTTACAGTTTGGGGTGTTGTAGTTACCATAGACTGTAAATTTTGCGTGTTTTCTTGTTGTTGCCTTATCCCAATCAAGCCAAACTTCATCGGAACTAGTAGCAATACTTTCTATTTCATCAACAATAGTGTTGAGTATTGCTTCTTTTTGTTTTTCGTCTTTTATATCCTGCTTTCCAGTTAGCAAATCACGGAACCAAGATACCAAATAAACTCTAGCCATATGCGACGGGTTCTCAACCATTATGGCATTGTATAGGCAGGGGAGTATGGGGAGCGAACCCTCAACGACTACCGGCTCTATTTCCCCCTCGACTTCATCAATGGGGGGTGCGGAAGGCCACACTGCTAACTTGCTACCGGAGAACTCCATAGGGACAAGACGGGGGGCCATAGCCAAATCTAGTATGTGGTCGATTCCCTTCTCTATATCTTCTTCAAAAATTGGAATGCAATAGTAGGGTATGCCGTGTCCATTGTCGCTGGCTAGATTTACAGTATTTGGTACTCTTCTTAGTCTAGTAGTCTGTCCCACTCTTTCATCTAAGGTTAGTGAATGAGGTTTTTGTTTTTGTAAGTAATCTCTTACTTCTCTAAAATAAAACTGTAGGTTTCTTGGTTCATCGGTCACTTCTCCAAAGACAAACAAGTGGAACCCTCTTCCGGAAAAGAAGATAGTGTGTTTGGTATCACCAATGTACCTCAAAGTATCTTTTAAATCTGCATAAGCATACCAAATACCATCTTCTCCATGAGCATCAAAGTCAAAGAATACCCTATCTAGGACGACAGAAGACTCTATCTTTGCTGTTTCTGCAAACCTATCAAAATCAAAAACCGTAGTGTAGACATTGGTTCTATTGTTGTGATTTCTCACAAACTCAATGTAGTCACTCTTCTTCTGTACTACTCTTCTCTTCATCTGTGGGGCGTTCTTGATGTGACTTCCCGCCCACACTTCTCTCGGATATTTCATTTTTATTTCCTCCAAAATCAATCTTTGCTGTTTGTAGCATTTTAGTAAAAACTTCTGCAATCATTCCAGTTAATTCTATTTTAACTGCTTTCTTAATACTCTCTTCATAAGTCCTAGAAGGATAGACTTCGCTATCTCTAATTAAAGAAAACCTATCCATTAAGTTCATTTCATGATAAATCTCATCACCTAAATTAGAAATGGTATTTCTTAGATTAGATAACTCAGAGAAAGACCATTCTCTATTACGGACGATATTTTCTATATCACTTTCTTTCATTAAACAGTGCCTCCAGTCTACTTAGTAATGGGATAGAGTATTGAGAATACCCTAAACTGCTTAGAATAGTAATAGCATCTAAAGCAACTTTAGCCATAGTATCATTCTTTGGTGTCATTATAGCCACGAATCCTCTTGTGCGGCATCACATAGTCCGAAGAAAGAACAGTGAGTGCAGGTCTTATAATAAAACTTAGTAGGGAAAGTCTTGTGTTCGTAAGAATGAATCAACTTAGCAATGTTATTCATTACTGACTTTACATTTCTTTGCTTAGAAGTTTCACAGTGAACATGGTTAGAGATAGGATAGTACCAAGACCAGTGAGTAACAGGAATGTTAGGTTGTAGTCCTGCTTCTCTAAGAACTGCTGGACTAGAATTCTCTATTAAAATCTTATAGAAAGCCATTTCTTTCCTCATTCCTGTTGCTTTGTAGTCTTTCCATGGGCCAGTCTTAAATTCCATTGGGATATACCCCCCGTCTTCCATAAAAATTCTATCAATAATACCTTGAAGGTGAACAACATAGTCTCTAGAGAGAGGGAACTTTGGGTTTTGGTCTGCTCTAATTGTAATTTCACAATCAAATTTACCTTCATTACATGCTGGCAAGTATTCATCGAGTTTGTCTTCTGTTCTACTATCAGTAAAACGCTGTGCCTCAAACGCAATAATTGTTTGGTAGTCGTCCCAATAATCGTCTAGCGGGAATAATGTGGCGCAGTAATCGACTAGTTCGTTGTGTGACAAATTCTCAGCCTTCTTTATGTCAAATTCTTTGAAGAAGTCTTCTCTAGCATTGTGCATGATAGTTCCCTTTCTCATTGCTTCTGTTTGGTCTTGTGGTAGTCGCTGTTGATAACTAAAGTCATACTTCTTAGCGCACCAATCAAAAGTGCCTAAAGAAGATTTAGTAATCTTCAAGATAGGCTGAGTCGGGTCTTCGTAGTTCTCGGGAATCCACTGATATGTGTATTCCAGCATTCCGTCTATTTCTGTATCGTATTGTGTTTGCATATTTTTACCACCATTCATCTAGTGTTCGTGCTTTTGATTTAATTGTTTCTGTAGGCCAACCCATAGCATCGAAAACTGGTTTGGCTTTACTTATTACTTGTTCTGCATAGTGTCCCCAATCGGGAGTGAAATCTTCAAGTTCTGCAAAAGTAGAACCGGAGATATAATTTGCTTCTCTTCTCTTTCCTGTAATTGGGTCTGTGAAGAATCCGCAAGGAATTATTCTAAGAAACACATATGAATCTGTAAAGGTTCTATTGTGTTCTTCCATAGCATATAAAATGCCAGCAACGCCACTGCCTATTGTTGGTTTCTTGCCCTTAGTCGTAGTAAATTTACTAGGGGGTTTGGCGCATTTGGAACAATGGAACTCTCCATCTTCCCAATTAATGTCGGTAAGTTTGTACTTTTTACCACAAGGACATTTTACTTGTAGCCTTTCTTTCTTTAGTCTAGTTCTCTTTACCACTTGTCGGAAATCTATTTCACCATTAAGTACTTCTAGGTATTTATCTTGGCAGAATTTTACTATTTCGGATTTAGATTTACCGGAAACCCACATCTGTAAAACAGTAGTCTGTATTCCTTTGGCCAATTTACTTTCCGATATTCTCTTAGCAGTAAATCCTGTCATGGTGAACTTAGGTTCTTCTAGAAAAACACCATCTTCCCAAGAGATTAAACCTGCATTTCTGTTCTTAGTAACGCCCACTCCTAGGGAGGTATAGTACTTCTCAAACTCTAAAACTACAGGGTGTTCATCCAATCCAAGTAGGTTTGGGAATGACTTTCTAACTTCAGTATTGATGTGAGATAGTGCATCCGTTGCTCCTTCTATAGAAAGAACTTTGACATAAATTGAATCTGTGTGTCCATAAACTACTTCCATATTATCGTCCTCCAGTATCATAGTCGTCCCAAAAACTAGTAGGGGTTGCCCTTCCATCTTCAATGGTCTTCTTCATTTCGTTATAGAAAAGAGCAAAATACCACAACATTGTTCTCACCCATAACAAGAAAATAATTACTGCGATAATACCTATCACAGTACCACCACCAATAGAGTTACAATAGTTGCTATGTTGACTACATTAACCATCATCAAAATCTTGTTGCTTCGCTTAACATTGTCAAGCAATTCTTGTAGCGTATCGTTAGTTGTTCTTTGTACTTCAATCAATTCATCTAAATTAAACATTTTTATTCCTCATCATTTCTCTTCTGTGTGTTTTAATATAACACTTAAAACAGAGTCTTTCGTTAGGGTGAACGGCTTTACTTATACGGTGGCATCGAATACATTTCTTCATCTAACCACCTCTTCTCCACAAGCAATACAAACTTCTTTCTTACCATTCCCTGTCAAAGGGATTACTATTCTATTACCGTAAAGTTCTATATTACATTTTTCGCATTTCATACTTTCATCTCCTTTATGTTCTCTATTGTTTTATAGAAAGGGTCTAACAATTTATCATCTGCAAAATGAATAGTTGCTAATGTCACAAAAATTAAATCCCAATGAGGATTTAACTCCCATTTATTCTCAACTGTTTTGTATTCTGTCCACTTAGGTTTTAGTAGTTTATGAACTTCTTCTCCTAAAATACTCTTCCAATCAGTTTCGGGAGAGCGTAGTAATTCACCCATTGTTGCTAAAAAACTGTAAATGTCACTTCTCATCCTTCCATCTCCCTTGCTGTAAATGCGGCCAATCTAATTGCTTCTCTAGCACTAGCAGTAATGCTTGCGGCTAAGTCTACATCAGCCCAACCAAATCCCTTGTAGGCAAGGATTCCATAGAAGGATGCCATGAGTCTTTTGACCGCCATTTGATTATTGTTCCACTTGGCTGTAGTTTCTTTGTCACCCGCAGTCCTTGCGGCTTTCATCTTGTTTTTATATTCTCCCCTAAGTTCTTTCAATGCTAGGAGAGAGCGAGGCAACAGTCCTAACTCTGTGGTAGTGTAGTACCTCATGTCTTCAACATAGTCTTCACTAACTTGTTGTAAATTTTGTGGGGTATTCAAGTCAGCACCAAAAGCAGTAGGCTCCGTTGATTTAGTCTCAAACGAAATGTTTCGTGCGATTATCATTGATGGATAAAGACCAGCAAAATCAAAGGCGGCTACATTATTATGCAATCCATTAGTGTTCTCGTCTAAAGGATTGTAAATCATAGCGCCCGAGTAAGATAGGCTTGCTCCACACTTCTTGCATTCTCTCAATAGTTTTTCATTAGGGTTCTTGAATTCACAAGAAGAACATACTTTGTGTTTAGGTTTCTGTCCAGTAGGGGCTTTCCACCAAGCGTTACGCATGAAGTACATAGACCCCATGTTAGAGGCAAAGAAACAGGACTCAAAGGGAGCAATTAGCAAACGCTGTAGTGAAAGCATAGCCTCGGAAGTAAAGTTCTCTTCGTCTATTCTTTTTAGTATCTCTACATCTGTTAATGCGTATTGTAGATATGCTCCGGTATCTTCTAGCCAGCCTCTTCTGTAAAACTCATTAGGGTCTTCAAACTTAGTTTCAGTATGCTTTCCTTCACCGAACAAAGTCTTAGCCACATAATCTAGTGACAGACTAGGTAGTGTTCCTCTTTGTGAATCATTCCACTGTCGCTCAAAAGCCATGTCTAGGTTCAAGGTTATTCTTCCTCTAATGGGCTGTGCAGTAGGGCCATAGCCATCTTTCATAGTGTACTTAACATCGCCATCAGTAACCTTTACTCCATCAATAATACCTAGTGGTGATATTACTAGAGGGGATATGTCTAGAGCAGAACACCTAGAAAATAACTTAGGAAGGTCAGCCCAATTACCAAACCAAGAAATCAACATGTCGGGGTCTTTGTCTACAATAGTCGCTAAGAAATGTTCTATCATATGTCTTTCACCATAAAATACATTTTTAATGGTTTCACCATTACTCCATTTTAGAGTATCACTAACTAATTCCTTATTAGGAAACCAAGCCCATTGGTAAAACTTCTTATCATAATTATCATACATTACAATAGTAGTAATCTCATCATGGTGTTCTCCACCTTGTTGCCATTCCATATCCCAATACCACTTACGCATACTACCTTCTTCTATCTTATGTAGTCGGTCTATGCAGTAGCGATTAGTGTACGGTACATCGCCTTCGTAGGTTTCACTAAACGGTTCTCTAGCACTGTAAGAATCGGAAGGCAGTTCATAATAGACCTTCTTTAGACTCTCACCTTCAAGGTTAGTCCAATCTCCACTTTCGTATTCGTATTCCCTAGTAATGAACTTACTTACTCGGTACGATTCCGGTTCTCTTGCGTTCTCTTTAACGAAGAAATACGGCCTAAAAGGGCGAGAAGAAGTGCGCTTAGTACCATTCTTATCTCTCCATGCCATAAACACATTTGCATCTTTACTTGAAATTATCATATTATCACTCAGCGTGAGGGGTTTTAATTAGCATCCTGTCATTTGACATTAGCAGTAGTGGGAACTCGTCTTTCAAAAAGAAATCAACAGTTTCACAACCCGTAAAGAAACGGTGTAGCGGTCCACTGAAAGAAACAGTAGCGGAGTCTCCACTAACTAATGTAGGTATTACTTGTTCAAAGGATTTCATGCCTCTAATAGAAGAACTAATTTTAACATTATCGTGGTATGTTGATGAGGCATTAGCCATTTTCGATGTGTTTGATTCTAAGGTATAGACTCCACTGCGAATTAATTCGCAACATCCCATAACATCATCAAAAACAGAATGAAGTAATGTGAATCCGCTCTCGAAAGGCTTTCCATTAAATTGTGGAAATTTAAATTCGCCAGTTTCCGTAGTATGTGGTCGTTGAATATCCATCAACATAACTCGGTGTATCACTGCTAAACTTGGGTGTTCTCTAACAGTGTTGATAGTGAAGGTCTTAGAATCGTTAGAATGTTCTTTAATCACAAGACCGCCTTCTGTGTTCTCTAACCTAACAAGCCCATTGATTTTCTTTAGTATTGGGGTAGTTTCCGATATACTCAAAGTAATATCTACCTGCGTAGACTTAGGATTTATCCACTCAATGTTTTCTACTTGTGACAGACTAACTCTATGATTTACAATATAGGTAGCATCGGCATTCCAAATACTCAAAGTACCATACTGGTCTTCTTCCTGTGTTCCAGTTACAGTTAGGAAAACATAGTCACTGATTGTAGAAGTTTTGATACCATCAGAAAAGGCATACTTACCGGAGCCTTTGGTTCTCTCTAGTGCATCCTTAAGTTCTTTAGCGTCTAATAATACTCTCATCAAATTTCACCTTCTTTCAAAAACGACAGTCCCTTCCAGTCTACTCCGCCTTCTCGGGTAACAGTTAAAACAGAAACTCTCTTACCCATAAGTTTGGGGAAGTACTTACTGCTCTTTACTACTGCTTCGTACTCTGCTCCTTTAGCAGTAGTTCGGTGGAAGGTCCGTACAACAGACCACAAATGTGAATCCCACTTATTCCAAATAGGTTGAGGTTCTTCATCTCTAAATGGTGGTTTAGTGTGAGTGATGTAGATTTGGTCACAGTCAATAGACTTGGCTTCCTTCAAGACTTGCCTAAAGGGATTGTTCCGTTGCCACCAGTCTTGTTGCTTTGCTGTCTTCATTGGTCGCATTCTTGCGTTCTCCATTCCAGTCATGTAAAGAGTACAGTAGTCTAACCAAGTGTCTACTCCATCCCACACAAAAAGAATCTCTTCGGTCTTAGCGGCTTCTCTAGCCAATGCAATAAATGACCTAATGTTTCCTTGCGTCTTGTACGGTAGTAAGTTTCCGTCTTCATCATATTCTGCTGGATTGTATATAGTAATCCTGTCAGTAGCGTCGTGGTTTGCTTTCCAAGTTGGGACTCCGCCATCATCCACATCTAAGTAGAATGTTCTCAATTCAGTGTCCATTGCTATTCCGCTCTTGCCGGTTTTAGCATCCCCTTCTATTCCTAACCTAACCCTTCTAGGAGTTTCTTTGGCAGATTTAGTCTGCGCTAGAATCTTATCCCTCATGCTGTTAATGTCAATCTCCGTTGCTTCTTCTTTTTTATTCATTTTTATTCCTCTTTATTTTTTGTTCTTGCCAAGTCTGTAGAACTTCTTCTACTTCCTCGAATGATTCTAATTGTAGTCTAGTTTCTTTACTGCCAATGTGTAGTTTGACAAAGTAACTTTTATCGTCGTAGTTTTGTTTCCAAGTTATGAATTCAATATCACTAAAACATACACTCCAAATATGGTCTTTAGTGATGAATCCATCCTCAATAGTAATACTATCACTCATTAGAATTCACCCAATTAGTGTAGTTTGCCAGTAGTTTAACAAACTCTTTATTATTCATAATCTGTCGAATTGTTTCTGCATTAGAATAAATTCTAACGGCGTAGAATAATTCATCATTGCCTGTTTCTGCTTTGTATTTCCTATCTTCCTTCCAAGAAATATGAGCCACATTTTTAAAGGAAATAATAGCCCTGCCTGTTTTAATTAAAGTTTTAGTTATCGTTAGTTCATTCATAGTTTTCACCTCGTTTTGTTTATGGGCTTCGCACCCACTTGAGCAACATTATATGGTAACTTGCTTGCACACGCACATTAGAATTAATTAGCCGACTCAAAACCAGTCAAGGTTTTCGTCTTCTGCTTCCGAGATTTCAGCCACTTGGCCCTTTCTCTCGGAAACATAGAGGCCCGACAAGTTGATGGTGGCCGGTTCGTAACCATCATCTCCTTCTCGTTGTGAAGTTCTACCAACAACAACGACTTCGGAACCGATGCCAAAGTCAATCTCAATATGAGATGGAACCCAACAAGTAGTCATTCCGTCACTGTCGTAGTCAAAGTCAGCCTCTAGGTCGGTAATGTTTAGAATTCTATTACCATTAGAAGTAGGAGTCATGTTCATGTTACAAACAGTTCCCATAGTCACAATGAATCGTTCTGCCGAAGGTAAGTCTCGCTGTTCAAGATGAGTAGCATCTAGTAGAGATAGGCTGATTACCTTCTCATCTAAAACATTAGTTGTGATACTTAGCACATTAAGTTGGCTAGTATCTCGGTACTCATCTCCCTCAGTGTCCAAGTCAGCATTCATAGTAAGACCTTGTAGGGTCTTCTTGGTGTAGCCGTAAATGTATCCTTCACGGTTACTGTCCTTGATTACTGGCATGTGTAGCCACTCAAAACAGTTAGGAACAAAGTCAACACCGTTTTGGTTTTTGTATGAAAACAAGTATTGAGAGTACTCGGATTCTCCGTCAACCTTTCCAATAAAGATACCACTTCGTCGCATTAGTTGCTTGGCCAATGGCTTACCGTAGTTCTTGTTCTCTCCACCGTTTGCGTAGTTCTTAGTACTGTCGAGAGGGATGATAATAGAACCATCTTCTAGGTACTCAGCACCATCGGAAAGAGTAGACATTACTCGGGTTTGTTCTTCTCCATCGAACATTCGGCTGACTGCGTACTTGTCACCATCTTGTTCAACAGTAGCCACGATACCAGTATTGTAGGCGTTGAAAGCATCTCGCTTCCATTCCTCTACTGCTCGGCGTCGGTTGTATGCCATCATGTCTCTAGGTTCTTCTAGAGCCACAAAGAATCCAAAGGCACTGCTACCAAAGGACTTAGCACCAGTACTTCCGCTAGTGTCTTTCTTTTTCATTCTAATCTGCTGTGAAGCGTAACTTCGCCACAGACCTTTTGATAAGGTAGAATCGGTAGTAACACCGTTCACCTTACATATCTCTTCAAATTTCAATTGTGCATCTTCTTCCGAGATGCCCAACTTCTTAGCCGCATTTTTTATTTCGTCTTGCATTTTTTTTACCTCCTTATATGAGATTTCCCACCATCCATGAAACGAGTAATTTCGGGGTCATATTGTGGGAACGCCATTCTCCTTCACCAATTACTCGTAGGAATTTTAATTTTTGTGATTCACCCATTTCCGAAGAAATGATGTAGTCATGTAATCCTACGCAAATTTCCTTAGTGGAAACTCCGTCGTAGATGAGATTATGTAGACTAGTCAATACTTCATTTGGGTTTTTATTTACTATGTTCATTGTTATTTGTTCGTACTGTTTAAGTCCTTTTTCAACTTGAAGGTCCAATCTAACTCCGGATGCGATGCTTGCTTGCAGTTCGGTGATTGTCCGTCTTAAGTCACCATTGAAGGCATATATAAACGGCTTAATTTCAGCCGGAACTACATGTCCTTCCCTAGTCAAAATGTTGGTAATGGCTTCTTCAATAATATCAAAAGATAGATTTTTGAAATGATAGTTAGCACATCTAGATTGTAATGCATAGATAATCTTGTTCCTATTATTACAAGTGATTATGAATCTAATGTTAGAAGCATAGCGTTCCATTAATCTCTTTAGTGCGTTTTGTGCATCGTTAGTCATTCCATCCATTTCATCTAACAGTACTATTCGGAAGGGAGCATCTCCAATAGAAGAACTTTGAGCAATATCTTTAATCTTAGTTCTAACATTCTCTAGCCTTCTATCGTCCGATGCGTTAATTTCAAAGAAATTAGAGGAAGAGTCTTCGCCTAGTAATGAGGTAGCAAAGGCAAGTGCCGCTCCTGTCTTTCCAGTTCCGGGTCCACCATGTAATAGTAGATTGGGGGATTCTTTATTCTGCACCCAATGGGTAGCATCTAAGACAAAGTGTTCTTGTCCAAGTACTTCCGAAAGTCTTGTTGGTCTATATTTTTCAGTCCATAACATTATTATTCCTCCTTTATTGCCCAAATTTGAACTCTCTTTACAGCGTCATATCCCGACTTACAGAAGGGCTTTCTACGCATTATGTTGATGAGAACCTGTATAGGTTGGTTAAACTGCTTATTACTTTTAGAACCAGTCTTACCACTACGATATGAACTAAGATAGTCGCCTATTTCGTGTGTATTTTTAGGCCCTTCTGCTTCTAGATATTCTATTATTTTTCTGTGTGTTAATATGTGCTTCATGGTTTATTCCCCCAATAGTGGGTTGTTTCTATTGTCATTACTATTCTTGCTTTCTTGTTTAGAAGATAGCCCAACTCCGACATAGTAATCCCCCAACTTAACTTTTTGTTAAGGTGGTTGTAGACTTCATCAGTAGACTTAGGCCCAGTTTCTAAGAATATGTTTAGTTTTCTTTCTGCTACTTTGTTCGTCATTCAAAATTCCTCCAAAGATATTTTCTTTAGTTTGGGTTTTTTCTTCTTTCTTTTAGTCTTCTCTCCAATTCCTAATAACCTGTAGTCGCCATTGTTTAACTTAGACTTAGCATAAGTTTGGAAGTCTTCGTCTTTTAGTAACTGCTTTAGTATTCTTTCATCCCCGGACTTAAGTCCAAGTCTTCTACATATAGATGGCGTCTTTGAATAGGCTCTACGCTTAGGCATCTTTGGTCTATTGAAAGTTTTACCACCATGAGCATAAGAAATCATTTCATGGAAATAAGAAAGAGGCCATCTTCTCTTTACCACGCTATCAATGAAAATTAATCGGTTAGGGTGAATGTTTTCACTAAGCCAACTGATGAGTTGTGTGTCGGATGGCTTATTGTGCTTGATGAGTTGAACTATCTTTTCCCTGTCACTTTCCCGTAGGTACTCCATCACTAGAGAGAAAACATCTCTTTCGATTAGGAAAGGCTCACTACTTCTAGGTGCTAGTTTTAGAATCTCTTCTCTTCCATGGGAAACTGAACCTGCTCTTTTTATCTTGACCATGTTTTTTATTTCACTAGGAATTCCCTTCTGCGTGTTGCTAGTAAGAACTATCTTACCTCTATATTTTCTCAATACATCGAGTATTTCTTTCGTCTTAGGTTTGTAATGAACATCTTCTATGATGATGCCCATGTCTATAGGAATAGAAAATACACTCTTAATCTCCATCTCATTGGCGTAGAGAACTAACGCTAATGGCAAAATACCCTTTGCCATTGTTGTCTTTCCAGTACCTGCCTTTCCAGTAATTATTATTGGTCTTTCTTGTTTATGATTTATTAGTGACATGTAGTATTCCTCTCATTTGCATTATTGTTTCTATTCCTTCAAGGGTTAAATGTTCCTTGAGGTAAAGCATTTGTATTAAATTGTAGTGTTGTAGTGTAGTGGTTTGGGTGGGGATTAGGTGTTGTGGAATCATATCAAATAGTTCGTAGTTATTTTTTATTCCTGTGATTGTAAGTATTGGTCTTGGTCTGTTTTTAGTTTCCTTTAATTTTATACTAGCAGATATTCCATAGAGGGATAATGTATCCTGTAACATAGAGAGCAAGGAGTGTTCCCCTCTAACTTTAGTTACCACTTTAATGGAGTAGCCTACTAGAGAGTTATCGTTTCTATATATGTCAGTGACAAAGTTTGCCCTACCTAGTATTATTCCCAAAAGCATTCCTTTACTCAGCATGTAAAATCATCGCTCCTACATATTCTATTAAATGTCCTCGGTCTATCTCAAAGTTTCCTCTAATGAATTCTTCTAGTTCTAACTGGTCGCCAGCAATAGTAAAAACAATACTCGCTCTAAAGGGATATTTAATGTCCTCTTCTATGTGAACACAACTAAGAGCAAAGATTCCCCTGTCAATTAACATCATTGTGTTGACATTTAACATTTGAATGTAGGCGAAATTACCTAGGTCTTCTGTTATTGTATAGATGAACTGAGTTACAGTTCCGCTATCTCTCAGTATTTCTTTAAAGTCTAAATCCAAACTAGTTTCCTCCAATCAAAGAATCCACAAATTTTTTGGTGGAAATGTCGGAAACATATTTGTCTCTTCTAATGGCCTTAATCTTAGCAAGCCTTAGTGTGTATTTATTGTCTTTAACCATTATCATTTCTGCTTCGACTTCTAACACTATTCTAGGAAGAAAGTAATACCTACCGTCAGAAAAACTATCAACGATGGTTCTTAGTTCTCTTTCTAACATTCTTTGTTCTGTCCTAGATAGTCCTGCTACTGTACCTAATGAAGTAAAGTTTGCTCCGGACTTAACTCCTATCTCTAAACTAGAAAGAGAATTAGATTTATCCGGCATAGAGGATAATATCACTACATCTAAATTTATTCTAGGTGGTTTGTGTTTGAGCCAATCATGAGTAGTGGTTCTAGGTTGGTATTGAGAGTCTAACCTTTTAATCACAATTCCTTCGTATCCATCAGTGATTGCTCTATTGTAGACTGCTAAAGGAGGTTCATTTATTTTAGATATTATTACTCTGTTTGGTAAGTGTTCTACTGCCCTTATCCGTTCTAAGTATGGGCGTTCAAGCATAGAGTCTCGGGACACCCTTAAACAGTCAAACCAAACCCAATGGGGGGTGAGTAGGGCGGAGCGGCTTTTGTCGCCTTGTATCAAAGAGAGAGCGCCGTATGCTGTATCGGGCTTGCCATATCGGTCAACACAATACACTTCCCCATCTAGAATCAATTCATCATCGGGATATTCCCGAATAATTGAAACAATTTCTGGCAAAGTCGCAGTTATGTTTTTTCCATTTCTAGAAAAAATAATTACGCTGTTATTATTTTTATGTACTTGAACTCTAACGCCATCGTATTTGTATTCACATACATGGTCACTATCTTTCCAAACTTTTTCATAGTTAGATTTTTTGTCTGCAATACTACAAATCATGGGCGGAACAAATATACCAGTGACTACATTGTTAGAAGGTGAAACATTCCGTTCATAAGTAGAAATTAAAACGGACAGTGAGTTCATCTTACTATCTAGTTCTACAGTCTTTAGTTCCTTATCGAATACTTTACTCAATACTTTATTAGTTATCTTCTTCATAGGCATCATTAGTTTTACTTTGCCTGTGTAAAACCGAATAAACCATTTGCTTTCTAGCGAAGAAAGAGAACCTAAGACTTCCGAGAACAATTCATATGCTCCATGTAAATTAGAATCCATTTCTATAATTCTAGTAATCTGTTCTAGGGAGTAGTCTTGTGTTTTTTCCCTAGAGAAATCTAAAGCATACACTGAATTTGCTAGGTCTTCTCCATCTAATTCATCATCAAAGATAGAAAAGTGTCGGCAAACCCAACCTTTAGTTTTCTTTACTCCCATGTTATTGGGCAACAAATCATTATTCAATAGACGAAGCAAAGACAGTAAATCAGTTTTTTTAGAGGCTTGAATTATCAAATTGGTTTGATGTGTTGTTTTGTGTGACTTCTCCAGTACTTCGCACAATCTTGATAGTTGGCTCATCGTCATTATAATCAACTCTAACTTCTGTTACTTCGGATGGAAAAAAACCTACATTTACTATTTTGATTAGTTCCTTTAGCAGTTCATGTGGACCTTGTTTATTTCTTTGCATAAACGAAAGAAACTTCCCAACTTCAATCCACTCATTCCTCTTCATCCCTTTCACCAGCCATAATTTCATTATGTATTCTAGGTATGTTGGTAATCATGTCACCTAGTACCTCAACTAAATCAGTTCTTCCTTGTCTATCGCAAGCGTACTGCATGAAGGTTAGAGTACCTATGGAAACTGGTAGGGCTATTTTGTTTATTTCTCCACCCATTATTAGTGACCAGTGGGCAATAAAAGCACCACGAATCAAATCGTTAGTTATGGAAACACTACCCCACGAAGACATGAAGTTATCTCTCTCATAAAATGGTAGTTTGTTTCCCTTTTCGGCTTGTTTGCACCAAGCATCAAAGTTTTTTTTCTTTACACGATTACTAAATGTTCTCATTTTCTTCACCTACTATATTTTCTAAAACATGTAAGAGAGACTTAGCCTCTTCCATGTTGAGCCGTATTCCTTTTCTTGTTGGGCGTTCACCCTTGTACCATCTAATATCAACAACGGATATGTTCCAGTACTTGCCGGAAAAAACCCTAATGGTTTCTTCACTGCTTCTTGGTATTTCAGCAACGAATTTCAAATCACTCAAGTAGAAGTCCCTCCTTGAAAGTGTTTAGTGCTTTGCGGCTAGTAAAGTAACTAGGGGCTTGTAGAGAAGACAGACAGTTGGCAATCCAACATGCTCCCCCAATGCTAGATATTTGAACAATCTCATACTGCTCACCATTAGATTCTATAATTTCTTTAGTGTGAATCTCTGGAACTAAACCATACATTCTTGTTACCTCCGCAGAAACAGTGGGCAGATTATCTACAAGATACTTGATGATATGCGCTCTTTGTATTGGAATCTTAGGAGCGACATTAATTGAAAGAGTTCCAGTCATGTTACAAACCTTACACTTGTTTCCTTCACATATGGGGCATTTTATTTCTGCCGCATAGGGTGCGGGTAAGGTAACAGTTACGGCTCTCTTCATAGTATCACTCAAGAAGTACGGCTACATCCGTAGTTAAAAACATCATCGCAATAGAGAAGGCCGCAGAGATACTGCTCTTTGCTACTAGGGTTGGGTCAATGATACCATCACTCAGCAAATCACTAACAGTGACTTCCTTAGCGTTGAACCCTTGCCACCCATTACTATCTAAAATCCAACGATTCATTACAATGTCATAATTGGCTAGATGAAATTCACTGTTCCCCATTAGCGTATCTATAGGAGATAGAAGTATTGCCATGGACATTTCATAATCGCTAGGTATTTCTTGTGGCCAATGCTGTTGGAACCTTAGAACAGTAAGGCCTCCACCTACAATGTATCCACCGTCTAGAGCGGCTTTGGTTGCGTTGAGCGCATCATCTAATCTTTCCTTAGTATCTCTCATCTCAACAGAAGAACCTGCACCAACTCTAATGACTGCTACTCCACCACTAAGCCTAGAGATTCTATTGGAGATAGATTCTTTGGCGAATTCATTATTGCCTAATTCGTATAGTTTCCTAAGCGAAGCGATTCTTTCACTCAACTTGCTTCCTCCTTTCCCATCAATAATAGTAGTCTTAATTTTATCAATCACTACTCTTCGACAAGAACCCAAGGACTCTTCATCAATGATTCGCAAATCATCATCTCCTTCTGTGGTGTAGGCTTTCCCTCCTACTACCGCTACCAAGTCTTGTAACTCATCTAATTGAGAGTCACCGTAGTTAGGGGTTTCAATAACTCCGACTTCAATTCTTCCTTGTGCTACATTCATAATGATATTCTGTAGTGCGATGTTCTGTAGTCCTCTACAAACAATAAGCAAAGGCCTTCCCATCTTAGCCGCAAATTCACATGCGGGTAAAATTTCGTGGAACTTTCTAATGACTTTGTTGCTCGACAATACTAGTGGGTTTTCTAAAACACATTCTCCACTGTCTTGATTAGCGAACAAGTGACTAATGTAGCCACTATCTAATTCCATTCCTTCCTTGACTTCAAAAGTAGTATCTAGGTCGGGACTCTCTTCTACGCTAATGACCCCATTTCTTCCCACGGCGTTAAAGACCTCGGAGATAATCTTTCCTAGTGCCTCATCATTGTTTGCCGCAATGGTAGCAATCTTTTCAATGTCTTCATCCAGTACCTCTATACTTTGTCCATCCAAATAACTCAAAAGAGAGTCTCTAACTTCTGTTAGATGAAGTCGCCACTGATGTACCGTTCTTTCGTTTCTATGTTTATTGAGTTGGTTGCACAATGCCCTTGCTAAAATACAAGCAGTGGTTGTACCATCACCTGCTTTAGATTGGGCCTTAGATGCTAGGTCTTGTACTAACTGTACTCCTAACTGTGCAAAAGGGTCTTCCGACCTAACATACTTAGTGATAGTAACTCCGTCATTGATAACCACTGGAGGATTACCTTGAAGGATTACAGTTTTAGCCTGTGGCCCAAATGTAGGGGATACCGTATCTGCAACTAAATTAATACCTTCAAGTAGTTTTTCTCCTACTTCCTTACCATTTAGAATCATTCTATCACCGCCATAATGTCACACCATTGAACAATGATAAACTCATTGTGAGTAAAGTGAGAACCCTCAGCATTGTAGACTACCTTCTTACCAATAATGTCTCCATCATATTGGCAGTCATGAACCAAAGCCATGTTGTCGTTTATTGAAACTATTCCGCTCTCGCTAGTTGTTTCATCTTTAATCAATACTACCCACTCGCCTATTGCTTGCATATCTTTCTTATCTCCTAGAAGTATTTAAGGGGGTGATAATTAAGCACTAAGTCCTGCGTCAGTATCTAAGTGAACAGCCAATTCCCAAGCATGAAAAGAATTGTGTCCAGCAATAAATCCACCAGCCTGTCTAATAGGTCCGATGTAACTAGCACCGCATACACTACAGTATGTTTCCACTATTCTTTCGTCTGTAGTTACTCCATGTTCATTTTCATAAGTAACTATTTCTCCAATGTTTTCTCTTGTGTATGTCATACTGGCCATCCCATTTTTATTTTTTTGTTTAGTGTGTGGTTTTCCGGCCACCATTCCGGTCTTCTTTCTTTCTTCCAAGTAGCAAAGTCCCACTTACCTTCTAGGTAATAGTGACGGTAGGACCGAATAACAAAGTCCCAACTGTGTTTTTCTTTAGGCAGTCTGTAAATATCTGCCATAGCAATAGATACAGGAGTCAAGTCTTCTTCATCATAAGAGAAAGTAAGGGCATCGCCAATTCTTTTTTCTGTGCCGTGAATCTTACCATACCTAAATGTGTATTCTTTACAGAGAGCAATACCATGATTGTATAGCCACATGTAATTTGCTTTGTTCTGTCTAGCCCAAATAGTGCTAGGGTGATTCAGCATAGCGGGCTTCATCAACTTAGAATTGAGGTGTGCATGAAACTTCTTCAACTCTGCAAGAGTTGGCTTAACACCATAGATACTTACATAGTGGAAGTAAAGAGTATTGGTGTGCAACATTTGACAACTTTCTGTTGGCATTTTTACTACATGCTTGTCCAGCATTTGCTGTGCTGATAGTACTGGGTCTTTAGTTAGTGCAAATATATTCATTCATTACTCCCCCTTTTCATTTCAGCGACGGCTTCTCTTCGCTTATCGTAAAACCGGCTCATCATTCTTGAATCAACCCTTTTATCTCGTTCAAGAGTCTTCAATAACTTTTGTGAAGGACCGCCATTTTTTCTTATTTTATGTGCGAAAGACTGGCTACTGCTTCTCTTCATTTGCTGGTTGTAAAAAGCGATGCAATAATCTTCATCTTTTTGAGAACACGCATCAAAAAAGGAGAACACGCCACCGCATCCAATACAGAACCCAAAGGTTGTGGACCAATCCACCAACCCTTCTTTCAAGTCTTGGCGAAAACCTCTAACCAATTGGCGGGCTTCGCTTCTTGAAATCAACCATTCATTTGAACCGCAACAATTGAAATCCTTTATCCTCACTTTAGACACCCCATTCTTTCTTTCATTCTTCTTCGCCTCCATCCCAATTCTTCTCTAGTAACATCTCATTAATACTAGTCTTAATCTCTTTAGGTGCGTAGACTCGCTTAATCTGCTTTCGCTCCCACTCAAAGTCACGATAGATTTGTAGTTGTTCGGGATGTTTATTATCCCAAATACCATAGTGGCCTATGCCGCCTAGAACAATAGCGTTGTGCATCAAAGGCTCCCACTTACCAACAGTATTCCAATCAGTACCGCTAAAGTAAGCAGAACCGAAAGGATGAGTATGAATCCAACATTTAACAGGTAGAGACATTCCTAATGGCTGAACCTTAAAGGAAACAAACCCGGGGCTACCAAAAGAAATGTGTAGTTGGTCTTTACCATCTACAACAACTTGTACTTCTAATCCATTAAGGATTTCAGTAGATGCTTTCCAAATAGCGGCGGTGAACTGTTTGTCCGACCAAACACCATCAAAATTATCTCTAATTAGTTTCTCTATTAGACCTTGACAGTGCGCTTCGTGGTCTGCTTCCGATTCTCCCCAATCGTGTCTATCGTCGTCTTCTCCGTGTACTTTAATGTACCAATCTCCAGTTTTGCTCATTCTTCTTCCTCTCCGTTTTTTTTATTATCTGCTCTAGCCATTTCTATGGTTCTCAGCCTGTGTTCTTCAAAATTTTCTTCGCTGACTTTGTAACTTCTCGCTTTAGTCATACTAAATATCCTAAATCCGACAACAAAACCATTACAAGAATCACAACAACGGCCATCTACCAAAGGTTGTGCGTTATGTCCTTCGCTCCAATAGACTTTACCGTTGTGACTATGCGCTTGTATTTCGCCTTTACAAATACAGCACTTCATACATTCACCACCATAAACGGATTAACACTCTCTCCTGCAAACCAGCGTTGCATCCACTGAGCGCCCACTCCAGCAATCACTGAATGCATGAAATGAATGCCTTCTGTAGAGCCATTCCACGAATCTCCTTGACAAGAGAACGAACCTTCCGGTCCTGCAAGTAAAGTATCGTATGTTGATGGCTCCGCCTTGTAAGAAACAAGTGCGGCGTTTCTGCCTTGAGAACGCAAGTCTAGCCACTTGATTTCTTCAACATTAGCACGATATAACATTCTTCTAGTGTGTAGATTATCTACACAACACACAACTAAGTCATATCCAGTTAGTTGGTCTTCTACCATAATAGGATATTTACTACCACTAACCACCATGTTGTATCTGTTCTTCATAACTAGAGCCTTGTTCTTACCTACATCATCTGCACTAAAGCGTTGGTATGTTATGTTCTTTGTTTCTACTGTATCGGGGTCACTAACAGTAATCTCGTAGAGTCCACTGTCGTGTGTTCCATTTCCAGTTAAGTTGTCTAAGGTGTCAATGAGATAACTCCCAATGCCACCTGCGCCTATAATCAAAATCTTTCTAACCATTCTATTCCCTTTCCTTTTATTTGTTTTTTATTTGTATTTTTTAATTTAAGTAGGCGTTTAACTTCCTTACCTATGGCGTTAAACCCCACTCCGCATACTTCACCTATTTCCTTGTTAGTCAAGGACATGTTTTCCATAGTGGATACTATAGAACAGTAGGCCGCAGAAGTACTCGGCCTAGTGTTTTCATTTGCTAGCGACATTAGACTGTCGAAGTAAGTACTCAACCTACTGACTTTACCGACATAAGAAGAACTTCCTAATGCCATGGCATACTTCTCAGCGAACGGCCTACATTCCTTTATTAGAAACACAGAAGTTTTCCCCTCAGCCTTTGCTACCTTTCTTGCTAGGGGGAACACTGACTTAGGAGTACAAGAATACTCTCTACATATCTCATTCAAAGTAAATGGTAGGTTCTCTCTTCTCAAGCAGTAGTAGACAAGTGCCGCCGCTCTATCCTCTAGGGGAGTAGTGGTAAATATGTTCTTACGATACAGTCTAATGTAAAGTTCTTCCACTTGATTGAAGATATGTTTTGGTAACTTCAAGGAAGACATTAAGAGTTTGCACATAGCAACCCCCTTGTATATTGCTGTGTTTTCTACTGCTCTAAAAGACATAGTACTGGGCTTGATTGTTTGCAGTCCTAACTTATGTAAGTTATCTGACCACTGCTCTCTTAGAAGGTTTCCATTAGAATCATGAGAATAAGTTCCATGCTCAAACGGCGTCAAGACTAAAACAAGCCCACATTCAACACAAATAGTTTCCCCTAGTCTTTCGTCGTATCTATTATTATTTGCTTGGCATTCCGAACACTTCATCTTCATTCACCTTTATTGTATTGGATATTACTGTAGCATTATCATAAACTACATCAATTCTCATATTTTCATTTAGAACTTTGGGACAGTGGATGTCCCTAATTCTATATTCGGGTTTCTCCAAACTTATGGTAGAAACTCGACCTACTGTTAATTTGTCGTTCAATAGAGAAAGGATTCTTGTAGCGAACTGGTCGCCCATAGATGGCGACCTACCGCCAGTATTGATGCAAATAGAACCAGTCCATCGCAAAATACAATCTACCTTATGGGGTAGGATTTCCCCGTCATTTCGTAACTGTCTAGTGCTAACAGATTGCGCCCCTACATTTATTCTATCCATGTTGCGAGTATCGCCCTGCAACAACCAATCATTTACTTGTCCTCTAACTACAATGGAAATTATATTTCTGTCTTCATCAATTCTTCTAGATACCCTAGTTGGATACTTTTCTAGAATATCGTCTATGAGACTCATTGCTCTTTTCTGCACTAAGTCTGCACTTCTGTTTTGTTGTAAAAACGCTATCATTAGTCTTAATTCGGACTCACTGGGTTCTTTGTTTATCAGTCTCTGGTATAGTCGGCGGGGGCTTAAGTTCTTCCAAGACCCTCTTGCACTACCATGGACATAGGAATTCAAGTAAGTGACTAAATTAGATTCGGAAATCCTACCCCATAAGTTAGAACTAATCTCAATAGCATAGGAATCTTCTCCGATAGCCATTAATTTTAAACGAACTTGTTCTGTTCTTCCGGCATGATAGAACTTGAAAGGAACCATGTTAGTAAGAGCATACGAAATATCGCTTGGAGTACTTAGTACTTTATCTACTAGTTCTCTAATATCAGTTCTAGTAATGGTGTCCCCTCTAGAATAGGCTCCATCTAGAAGGTGTAGTATCCTACCCACTGTAGTGTGAATTTCTTTCAAAGACTTTTTTCCACCATTGAGGTAATAAGTTCCCTTTTCTTTAGCAATCATTAGTTCATAGGTAGGGACAATATCGTAAAATTTTTCATCTCCTATTTTTTTATGGCTAAAACGCTCAAATGAATAAGAGCCTAAAGCCTTAGGCGTGATTGAAAAACACTTTTCTATGTCTTTTGTTCCGAAAAGACCGATAATATAAATAGGATTATCGTGTCTTTTAAATCGGTCACTGGTGATTGTTTGTTTAAGATGGCTTACAGTATCTGCGAGTAATGCATCTCCTTGTCCCAAAGCACCATCCGTTGATGTGATATTGCGCTCTTTAAAACTTTTTCTGTACCATTGTCCACTGACTTTATGATTTGCGCCGTGGTTTAAATTTTTACCATTGCTCTCTAAGTGAGCAGTAAAGGGTACAGTGCTTCTTTCTCGGTGGTTTTGTCTTGTTATTTGTAAATTGTATATATACATGTTAATCACATTATGTAGTTGTTTGATTTGTATTGTTTGAGGCACTCTTCGTGTGCTTCTAATTTTATGTCTTGTGGTGTTATTAGAGAGCCACCACATACTCTGCACTTAGTCGCTATTGGGCGACCTCGGTTATTGTTAGTATATTCTGGATTTTTGGTCAAGGGTTTGCCTCCTTGTAGTCTATCTCAAATCGTTTTGATTCTACTATTCTACGCAGATAAACATCGAATCCCATACTTACTGCTTCTTCATTGTGCCACAGTGCTTTTTTTAGTTTAGTTGTGACCATGTAGCACTTTCCTTTGTTCTTCCTTTCGGAAGACTCTTCGTATTTAATACGGTCAAGTAGTTCTTTCACCAAAGGATGCCCCTCTTCTAAGAAATCTAGTAGTATAAGAACTGCGATTTTCTTACACTCGTTAAAGTCTCGGAAGAGAGGCATTAGTTGTCACCGGAGTTTATGGGTAAGAGTTAGAAACTCAAAGATTTCCTCCAACGATAGCGGGAGTCAAATCAACCGAAGTTACATCGTCCCAGTTTATCTCACTAACCTGTTCTCGGCTAATCATTTCTCCATCAACGAACAACCAATGTGTTGGGTGTGCGTCAATCTGTTCAATGACTTCCAAAGAAGCCATCTCTAATTCCGTGTGTCCTGTCTCATTCAAAATTCTTAGTGTTATCATAATATCACCTGTCTATATTACCCATTATTGAAGACCTATTTAAGTCATCACTTTTTAGTAGGCTCCGCCCTACAATTCTTTCTAGTTGCATGTGGGAGTATTTCTCGCAGTCCCTCATTCCAACCCCATATGCCATTTCTAGAAGCCTTTCCGAAGGAGGCTTCAATAGCATGAGTATTCTGTTAATGTCGTGTTGCTGTAAGTCTCTATTATTAGAACTTGTAAAGTTGGCATGAAGCCGAATCAAGAAGTCATAGTCCCTAGGAACGCATAGAGAAAGGTCGTCTAAGTATCCGTTGTGATTAAACCCGAAGTACTCCACAATTTCGGGCAATTGAGCATACTTCTTATTGTTGATGATTTCTTCCATCCTTGTCTTGATGCTTTCCTCGTCCTTAGCGTTGGTGTTTGCCACATCTCCTACTGATGCATAGAATACCTCTAAGTCTCGTTGTAGGGCCTTGTTAGGCCATCCCCTTGTGTTGATTTGCGCCTTGGGATTGTCGGGATGATTCCATCTCCAAACAAGACTTGCCATGTTGTTACCATTCCTTCGCTTGTTTAGTCTTCGCTTCATGTGAGTTCCGTGTGGAGTCCAAGCCATGCCGATTTCAGTACAGTTAATCCGTAAATCTAATTCACGAACAGCAACAAATTTTCTAACAAACTCATCGCCGTGTTCTTTCCACCATGCAGTATTCTTCATTCCTTCTACTCTAACATTAATCCACTCTTCAATCATAGCATCAGTAATGTCGTCAGTAGAAAGACCAGTACGATTAGCAATCTCTCTAATAATTAGATAAGAGTTAATGTGGTCAGAACCTACTGCTTCTCTGTATCCAGTAATAGTATTGTGGATTTCAAAATGATAAACAACAGAATGTCCACATAGGCATTTCCCTTCTTGAACAACCCAATCCGGAGGATTGCTATTACCCCACCAAACATTACCAGTGGCTTCCCACTCTAGTTTAGCATCATCATAATTATCTGCTTCCGACAAAGCAACCATTCTTTGCTTAAGCACTCTATCCCATCGTCCGTCTCCTAATTCTCGCTTGAAAGTCATGACCAGTCCTCCGAATCCATTTTTTCATTCTTGCGTTGTTCCCTTAAGAATCCAGTAAGAATCTCATCCATCTTATCTTGTAGGTTATCAATGATACCTGCAATAACTCGTCGGTTAAGACTAATCCAAATACGGTGGTGAGTGTTTAGCACTACCTTGGGTTCGTCGTTCTCATTCATGCTAATCACCATAGGTGGCATTTGTTCATCGTCAATTAATTTAAATTCTATTTGCATTTTATTCATTTTTATTCCTCATGTATTTTTTGTATTCTTTTAGTTGTTCGTTGAGAATATCTCTCTCTTCTTGTGCGTCTGAGTATATTACAAGAAGTTCACTGACTCTCAAACAGGCTTCGGCCCACTTCTTTCTAAGTTGTTCATAGTTGTAATCATCTAAAGTAGATGGGCCGATAAAGTAGCCGCCCGGTACTAGTATTTTTCTTGTTTCAATCATTCAATCAACTCCTTCAACATATTAAGCAAATCCTTTCTTGTTTCTTCGTGCATGTTCGGTTCTTCAAGGTCCGTTGTCGCTACCTTGATGGCTTCACGCAGGTAGATTTTTACCGCTTCTAACCGCTTGACTTCTGCGAGCAGTAGTGGTGCGTCTGCTATGAGTTGTGTGTTGGCGAGAAATGCCTTTGGGCTGACGAACGGTAGCACTTGTGTTATACTATAATCTGCATCAACATACCCATCATCATTCGGAGTCCAAGGCGCAGGCGTATGCCCTTCGTATTTGTCTGTATCAATCATTTTCAATCCTCTTTATTATGCTTATTTGTTCAGTTCGTGGTTTTCCGTTTTGAGAGAAAGTAAGTTGTCTTTTTCTGTATGTTTTCCAGCCGAGTCTATTCAGTGTTTTCTCTCGCATAAACTGCGCCACTCGGCTTCTATCACTAGGACGAAAAACTCGTCCATGTGCGTTGTATGGTTTTAGTTGGTTAGTCCTTGCATAGTTTGAATACAGCAAAACTAGTGTATCGTAAATATCTTTCTTGGGATATGTTTTATTGTCGTCTAAGGAATCAATAGCCTCTAGAATACACCTTTCCATTATGTCTTTATCTAGTCGCTTAAATCCCATTTAGATACCTTCCTTTTTTGGGTTTAGAGTAACTAGGTAAGGAGTAGCGCAATCCTATGATAGTGCCGTTCTCATCTAATATAGGGTGTGTTAAGTTAGCAGAAATATAGTCGTCTGCTTCTTCTGTAATAGTGTAAAGAGTTCCATCCGGTCCACCTACTTCTGTAATACAGAACACAATGTCTAAATTTTTAAACTTACGGGTTAGTGAAACCATTCCTGCTCTAACTGCATGTCTTAGTGGCAAGGGAGATAGCGAATCTGCTCCTGCTCTCATTAGAGCATTAGCCAATCCCTCCTTAGTCACTGCTTCGTTTTCAAATAGGCTTTTTAGTAAAATTTCTTGTTCTTTTTCATGTATTGTCATTGTAATTCCTCATTATTAGGCATTGCACCTTTCGGTAGTCATTGATAGTACTACTACACTATTTAGAATAGGTGGAACAGACAGGATTTGAACCTGTGGTCGTCCGGTTATGAGCCGGAAGCATTAACCAAACTATGCTACTGTTCCTTGGTGGGCGTAACAGGAGTCGAACCCGTATCACCGGCTTAGAAGGCCAGTATGCTATCCATTACACCATACGCCCGTCTTTTAGTTGCCACACAATTACATCGTAACTGTATTGGCTGAATTCTGCAATTACTCTTTCTATACCAACTTCTTCAAATTGTTTATGTCGAGAGAGTAATTGACTTATTGTTCCCTTGCTTACTTCTTTAGGCCAACGGACAGTGTACTCATCTATTATTTCAGCAGTATTCATCTTGCCGTTTTTGAGTAGTTTTTCCAACCTTTGAAGTGTTCTTGTGTTTCTAGCCATTTCGCCACCATGTTTCACATGATGGCCCAATTCATAAGGTATTCGGCATTACCATGCTTCACACTATATTCAAGCGCCCTGTTAGATTCTTCCTCTTCATAGTGCTTCTCTACAATTAGAGATGCCATACAAAGACTCATTCTTTCAAGAGAAATCTTTTGAGCAAGAACATCGGCAATTTTAATTGCCAACTCTTCTTTTAGTCTCTCTTCCCACAGTACACAGTAGCATGGTTCTTTTAATAGTACATCATGGGTGTGGCATTCCACAACCCGTTCGCCGGTTCCTTTGCATTCATTACAGTCATTCATTTTTATTCACCTTTATTGGTTCGGGAATCCAAGTTGGATTCCAAGTTCTATGGACTTCTTCATGACATTGACTACATAATCTAGTGAATATCTTTTCTTCAATCTCAACCATGTCCAAGGTTTGAAATTCAATTAACATCATTACTGATGCGCCCAAGCCACATTTGTTGCACTTGGGTTTTTTTGTTTTTTCTTCTGTTACGAAGAATCCTTTAATCCAGTTTATCATGGTAAGCACCACCACAATTGGGAAAGACAAGGAGGAAATACCACTAACCCCCCGTTACGAGAATGAGTCTTTTGTCTTATTACTGTTAAACCCAACTATGAAGTCAATCGAGTTGACCTCTAAAGAATTGCTTGTATGCGTCCCTAATTGTACTAGTCTTGTTGTAGTTGTGTTCAACTACATTGTCCAAATAATCATCAAACAATTTGATTAGTTTTAGTAGGTATTGAGGGTCGTCATTGTGTGCCTTAGTATCTCTAGTAGGCATATCATTCCCTCCTAATCCACACTGCGGTATAGTCTGCTGATTCTCTATGACTAAGTGTTCCGTCTTGAACATTTCCCTTAGCGTAATGTATCTTCAAAAGATAGTTTAGTCTTCCTCTTTTTGGCATATGATTAGGATGTAGCATTCCTTCCATGGCAATAAATAACTCTTTAGAATACCATGACTGTTTCTTATCAAATAGTTCATCCATAGCAGAAAGAGCATAGGCGTTCTTACCCTTGAATTTGCTTCTTTTCCTGTGGTGAGTACATACTGTTCTTCTAGCCATTCACTCAACTCCCTTTGCTGGCACTGGACCGCAGTAGTTGAGAACCTTCTTGGCCCTAGTAATAGCAACATAACAGATATTCATTTCTTCCGTCATGTCTGTTGCTCTAGGGTGAGGCATTCTCTCAGTGGCTAGAATGAAAACATTGTCTGCTTCAAGTCCCTTAGCCTTGTGTACTGTAGATAGCATAATGTCTCCCTTACCATCAGAAGTAAAGATTCGATTAATCTCGCTGATGAGTTCTCTAACCGTGTTTGTTCTATAGACAAACAAGCACAAACATTCGTGCTTGTCTTCTAAGGAATTCGCTTGATAGAATTTCTCAGCATCAATCAATTTCTTTCTTGTTCTTTCATAGTCATTGTCCAACAAAACAGCAAAGTCTTGGGTAGACATACTCAAGTCTTTAGTGATTTTCTTTACTGAATTAACAAGGCCCTTTCCTAGTTCTTTACCAGAAATATAAGCAGACTTGCCTTCACTTATTAGTCGATAGAAAGCACTCACTAAAGGAGCGTTGTATCTACAAAGAACAATGTCCCCTTTCACTGGGTTGAGTGGAGAATCGACATTGACGGCTCCTTTTTCAGCAGAAGGAACTGCATGGAAATCTTTCACAAAGCGATTAGCCTCAGCCACCACGGAAGTAGGGCAACGCCACGATAATGAAAGTGGAAGTTTAGTTACCTTTCGACCTAGTGAAATCAACTGGCTTTCAAAGATAGAAATACTGGCACTGTCAGCGCCACGGAATCCGTAGATTGCTTGGTTGGAGTCTCCAACAATAATGCAACGGCCAGTGTCCTTAACACTCATAAGAATGAGTTTTCGCTGTGCTTCATTGAAGTCTTGTGCTTCGTCTACAAAGACCACATCGTACTTCTTCATTGGAAGATTCATGACTACTGGAAGCCAAATCATATCATCGAAATCAATGACCTTAGACTTCTTTGACATTTCTAGAATGGCAGGTAGATTTCGCACACCCATGACTTCATCTTCATCAGTACTAAACTGAATGTTAAACTTATCAATTAGAGCCTTGATTGCTTTTGTATCAGTAGGAGAAGTTAGACTTCCTTTTACTAGACCCACTAGTTTGACTAGCGGTGTTGCGTAATAGTTTCCACCGATAATGTCTTTGATGATGTTGGCAGTCTTCCACTTGTCCATCTTTCGGTATCCGAGGTTTGTTCTAATCGCTTTGTTTCCTAGAGAGTGGAAGGTTGCCGCATAAACATTTTCGGGCAACCGATTTCCTAGTTCTTTAGCAATTGAAGCATTGAAAGCGAAGAACGCCATCTCTCCTTCCATTCGGTTAGCACCCTCTACAATTGTAAAGGTCTTTCCAGTTCCTGCACCAGCACCGACAATAATATCACCGTCGCCGTTTTGCATTTCTGTCCATATTGCTTCTTGTTGTTCTGTTCCATTTATATTGGTATTTTGCATTTATTCACATCCGTGATGCAGGTTTGTGGCGAGTGCTATTGTAATAATAGTTGTCGTTAGGCCCCTCACTCAAGCCACAAACCTACGGTGTATGTCGGGACATACACCCCTAGGGTCGTTGATTCTTTTATAAGGGCCAGCCATCAGGTCAAGAGTTGCGAAATCCTATTCCTAGGAATCCTATTCATAGAAATCCTATTTCCAGACATAGCATTTGGCAATTAGTAGGAAAGCCAACTCCTATTTGCTATCCTACTAATCAAAAAAACTAACTTTTTCGGACAAAGAAAACATTATTATTATTATCTTTCAAGTATTCTTCTTACCTCCATTCGATGGACTGCGAGGATGTTTTTATTATTCTTATTATTCTTACTCCTTAACACATAAAACAAAGGAAATCCAAGGAGAGAATTTCACCCCCCCCACACATACATATACATAATAATAATAATAATTATAAGAATTATATACTTTTATTGGGATTCCACCTCATATGAGGTGATTATCTTTCTAATTTCTATAAGAATCGAACAAGAATGTTCCGGTTATGGCGTATATACTATAGGATATACGCCCAATTGAACACTATTACTATTACAATAAGGAAATTTTAGGTAGTACTAATTATAGTGAAACAATTAGGTTTAGTGTAGGTTATTCTAGGTCGTGGGCTTTGTCTTAGACCCTATTAAGCGAAACGACCCTGTTATGGGTGTCGCAGTGCAACAGCAACAAGGAGGAACCAAACATGCCAAAAGCAAACACAAACAAAGCCCCACCCCCGAAGCCAAAAGAAACAGTCGCCGCAGTGGATAAGTACACGCCCGCCTATATCGCTCAGCGATACGGCGGCGTATCTGCTTGGATTGAGATTGAGAATGCGAAGGAACCCGAGGAACAACACTCCGGACTAACTCGCATCACCATGGCTTTTGAAGACTTGACCGACCAAACAACCGAAGACAAGACCCGCCGAAAGACTTCCGAATACCTCGGAACGCTTCTTTCCCGGTACAAGTTGGACGACCTTGAAGTTAAGCGAGTACATTCAAGCGACCCGAACAAGATGGCCTATGAAGCCCAAGTCCGTGATGAAGCGGCCTCTTGTTACAGTGCAGACGCCGCCGCAATTGTCGGTACTGCCAAGCCTCTCCGCTCTTCAAGCAAGAGCGACGCACCCACCACTTCCAACCTCAACGCAGAGATAGAACACCTCGCAGGACGGCTGGCACACAATCACAAGTTCGACAAGAACACGAACTACGCAGAAACCCACTACCGAACAGGTGAGCCACTGGCCACCGAAGAAGACGAACCAACGGAGGAACTCACTCAAGTTTGAGTGAGGTTCACCGCCCCGGCTGTTGCACTGCGGCCCCACCCCCTCCGGGGGGTGGCCCTTTGGGGAGCCTAAGAAAGTAACACAACCATATGGTATTGGCTTTGCAGTACCCTTATTAAAATTATAAGCGATGCTAAGGGCATGTCTTCGACTACACCAAACCAAGCACAGCAAATAGAAATTAGAAAGCAAATCACACTACATAGGCTCAATGTTGGATTAGCACTAACTAATCCAATAAAGTCAAACAGAGAGGACGGTGGGGTTGGTGGCCCCTCCGTCCCATCTCAAGATAATTCTTGAGTGACTCAAACCCAAACAGAGATGTTTGGGACTTTCTAGAAGAAGAGATTCCACCAACTACGAACTAGAATAAAAACTCCCTGCCCTGTAAGGTTACGATGTACTAATGTCCTAGGGCAACCTTTTGATTGGCAAGGGGGGTTGGAAAAGCGAAAAGACTTCACGACTGACTTCCGGCGAGATTCACGGACCGACTGCAATTAATACTAGTTAAACGCAGACGGTCTAAGCCTCTAGGTAAGCCTCGATGAATCCTACTAACTTTCCTTCCCCCCTCGCTAATTTTTATGGGGATGTAGCAAAGTACAACCATATGGTATTAACTTTGTAAGACCCCTAATTAGCGTTAGAGTCTTACTATGGGTACTGCACCCACTGCACTGGAGGAATTGACATGAATCGACAAGATAAAAACAAGATGAAACTAGCCGGACTACTAGCCCACATAACTGACAACCCTAACAAGGATAAGGGAATTCAAGCAAGGGTTATGTACGCTATCGAAGACGCTATCGTAGAAGGACTTACTGACAAACAGTACTCCGACTACTACACCCACGCTCGCCGAATTGCTACCCGCTACGGCTACAGCGAATACCTAACTCAAGGACGAATACCCGAAGGCAACCCAGTATTGGCTGATGCTTTCAAGTACATTGCCGATGCGATTGAAGGTGCAATTGCACACGAATCCGATACGGTCTTTAATGTACTGCGCCGCAAGAAAAACAAAGCCGGACTCGTTCGACATAACCGGGCCTCTTTCGTTAAGAGCCTTATCGAATCATGCCAGCGATGGCACACTAACGCATACAACACAGGACAATGGGACGGCACAGTTGAAACTATGCTTCACCTTGGCCTACCTACTGAGACAACCAAGGAGGATGTTTGAGTAGAACAAACCGCAGTGGGTGCGGCCCTTCGGGGCCTAGCCAAAGTAATACCATATGGTTGTAACTTTGTAAGACCCCTATTGAAAAAAGATTCCATCCTACGGGCATGACCAACAGAAAACCAAACGGCCTAACAGTAGTAGTAACAGAAAACGGATTGAACATAGCGATAAAAGGCAAGCGTCGGGGTGACTCTTGCAGTGTTGAGACCTACCCTAACTGTGAGTTTATGGGAGTTCAATTCTCTAGGGACTCCAAAATCAGTAACAGCGCCGAAGCAGTATTATTTTCTAATTGGGGAAGTAATGTTCTTTCAGTAGCAGACAAAAATGAGACTCTCCCCGACTGGGTTTATGATGCGGCCGCTTATTATTTGGGCAATGCTATTCAAAGCGAAGATGGAGTCCATGAAGAATTGACATTAGAATCTGTTGCTGAAGACCTTGAAGAATACCACAACGGACCTTCACTATCTGTTGAGGATGAAGCCATGGTTTCCAATATTATTAATCAAGCAAAGCAACAAGACGAACTACTTGACTGGATGGTAAAGAACTACAGTGGTAACTCTGCCATAGATAGAGACCTAGGCCACTACATGACTATTCCACTAAAACTACTAAATGCCGCATTAGGCGTCAGTAACCTAGAATTTGAAGAAGCAGTATGGACACACCATAAGGAGATGAAAGAATGAGACAGATAACAACACAAGCAAGCGAAGCATTTTGGAACGGCAAACCGTACAAGAAGAGCAATACTGAAGTGAGGACTTATGTTCACAAAAGAGGATTAGGTGGCCGTATGATTGTGGTTGAATTAGTACTCCATGGCCATACTATTGCTTGGAGGCAACACAACAGCCTAATGATAACCAATTGTGGCTACACAACTAATGTCACTAAGGAGCGACTTAATGGGATTTTATCTTATGTTTCTGTTTCTTCTCCTTGGTCTAATACTCCCGACTATCAAGATTCTACCCCTTCTATTGTGCAACATAATTCCGAGTGGTATATCACGGTTGATGGATGTAGAAGGCAATGGAACGGAAAGGCAATTGGCGTCAGTGACTTCTGCGCCGCAATTTGAGGTGATACTATGATAGATGAACGAATTTACGAAATGCTGCGAGTGATAGAAGAAGTCAAGGACTTACGACAAGAAGTCAAGGACTTACAGAAGAAATTAGACAACCTGCGTGAGTATTGTCATGCAGAAGGTTATGACATTTTCAATTGGGAAGTAAAGAACCTTGAGGTGATTGAATGACTACACTAAGACAATTCACAGACGCACTAAAGTACCTAGGAAGACTAAACAGGTTCTCCTTTAAGATGCTTTTATTCCCCGACGCTACAGAAGATTATCTTGATGATAAGTGGAAGCACTTTCAAGATAGCCCTCTCTATTTCCTTTGGACTTGTTCTAGCGATAAGTTGGAATTAATCACAGGTTGGCTTTTGGCTAACGACTACACAGAACTTTTCACTATGGAGGAAGAAGAGTGAGATATACATTAGGTGTTTGGAATAAACTGGCAAAGAAATGGCGTAGTCCTTTAGGAACTACACGCCAAAACATTGAGAGAACAATCATGGAGGAAGAAGAGTGACCTTATACAAGATTATTAGGTTCCGTTTTGAGGGAAAATCTCGCACAATAGCGACAGGACTAACTTTAGAAGAGGCACAAGAACACTGCCAGCGGGCAGATACGAGGGGAGATGGTTGGTTCGACGGCTACGCAATGCAGTAGTCGAAAATTGAGTAGTAGGTGAGTTAGTGGGGGGCTACGGCCCCCTACTGTTTCTGGGGTCCAGCCAAATATAATACCATATGGTTGTAGAGCCACAATATACAACCATATGCTTTGTTTCCAAATTTTTATTTTTTTTAACTACTATAGCACCACTATTTTGTTATTTACTAAACAAATAACTAGTATTTGGCGAATTAGTATAGATGTAACTAACCGCCACCCAACTTAGTAGCAGTATAGCATTTCGCATTAAGAACAGCCTTAACAATAAAGGGGGGTACTGCCAGAAAAGCATATAACTAGTAGCCCGCTACGCTAACACATCGGAGGCTACTATTACTACTAGGCTAACAGTGATACTATACTATTACTAAGGCCGCCAATTACTATGTATTCTTATACTGGTAATACAAATAAACAATAAAAAAAAGTTAGTGTAGTGATAGACAAATTACGCCAAAAATTCCGAGAATTTTTTTAGGAGAAATTAACATGCATTGGAAAAACATATTGAAAAACGAACAAGCAACTGTACCGCAAGATTACGATGAAAAACTAATTGCCGCTATGATGAAGCGGGGTAGTGAAAGGCCTAACTTTGGTTATATTAATTTTGACAATGCAAAGAAGGTGGCTGCATTTCAACTTAAGGAGCCACTGAATGTGACGACAGAATACCGAAAGGTAGCAATGCACATGAGAGATTTATTGAGAGAAGCATTGGCTGGAACTTACAATCATCGAGATTTCAATGCTAGTGAGTACCTCAATAATCCCGACTCTTATATTCGTGATGCTCAAACACAATCTAGTTTCCCTATAGGAAAAATTGCTGAGAGAATAGGTGGAAGATGATGATGTCTTGGAGAGACGAATTAAGAAAAAATATATTTGACGAGACTCCCGAAGAGATGACTGCTTTTATGAACATCAGTCCTCGGATGGAAGAAGCGGCTGAAAAAAGGAAAGATATTCAAGATAGTAAGACACACATGATTGACCAAATACTAGAACTTATGGAAGATATACAGAATGACTTGGATGAGTCTGTCGCTAAAACTTCTATGGTTGATTTACTTGAAGCCCTATCTGCTGTAGAATTGATTAAGGAAGAAGAACCGAAGGCCAGAAAAACTGAAACATATGAGTTCGACCCTTCTAGTTCTCTAGATTCTAAAACTAGAGGCGGGGACTTCGACGGCGCAGGAGTTTGATTATTATGAAATGGAAAGATATATTGAAAATGCCACTAAACCCTAGCCGTATGGATGAGCGGGATAGTGGCTATAAACAAAAAATTATTAATTTTGAAAAAGAAGAAATGACTCCCGATTTAGAAAGAATCGTAGCGGGACAAAAAGCAGGTACTAGAGTTACGATAGAATTTACAATGGATTCCTCTAAACCTACCGGAGTATCAAAATTAGGTGATTCAAAAATATTGTATAACTTAGGCAAGGGAACCGTAAGGGAACTAGGCGGGAATCATAAATTGATTAGAAGTACGATTGCCGAGTTGTATAGAAATCTTGGATATAATGTTAATGAATCTATGAAACCCAGTCCTACTGGCGAAAAGTTCGCAGTACTGACTATTCAATTCCCAACTGAGTGATTATTATGAACAGCAAAGATTTTAGAAACATTAGAGAAGCGAAGAAACTTTTGAAGAACAGTAAAAAAATAATGAAGTCCAATCTAGAAGAATGGAGAAAAGCGGATAATCCCCAAGAAAGATTAGAGTGGTTGGAAAAGGTTGGCAAATTAGGAGATGAAGAGATGCTAAGTAGACTGTTTGATGTTATGTTTGACTATAATAGCCCCCATTCAAAAGGTCTTGCTAGTTTTATCTTAGAAGCAGGTGTAGACCCGCAAGCATTATTGGAAACTGCAAAAAAACATGCAGAGAAAAGACAATGAATGGTGAGTGATTATTATGAACAGCAAGGATTTTAGGAACATTAGAGAAGCGAAGAAGATTTTGAAAGAAAGTAAAGATACCATGAAGGCTTATGATTTATTGAATCAAGTGGCTCAAATTGTAAATAAAAACACGGAAACCGATGCCTTTACTGAAAAATTTGTAGAATCCTTAGATGCTTGCATTAGAGAATTAGGTGATTGATATGACATGGAAAGATGAAATAAAGAAAACTACTCCAACGGTATATAGAGATAGTAGCAAAGAGGGAGCGAAATTATATCAAGACTTAGTACAGTCTGGCGCACAAGATATAAAACAAATTAAAAGAGTATTGGACACTTACTTAGAATCCTTGATTCAAGCAGAAGTTTTGACTGTTAAAAGGCTAGACCAACTAATTAATGAACTGGAAGATAAAGAGGAAAAAATTACTGATTTTATGAAAGAAAGCGGTGGGGGCATGGAACAACAGTTGGAAGTTATGGGTGGCCGCTTCAAGTTTAATCATACTAAAGCGTGATTACTATGGAAGCAGAAGTAAAGAGAGTACTGTCCCTCCTAAGAGAAATGGAGAAGACTATGAATTCTGTCGATACTTCCAAACTATCACAAGAGGAAAAAGAAATTGTTGATAGGGAGATTTCGCTATTCAAGAACGGCCTACAAATGATGGGCGGTTCTATGAAAGTTATCGCTAGGCAAGTTAAGATGCCAAACAGCGAATCGTTTTATGCGGAGGTTTGATTATGGCATGGACTGATGTTTTGAAGGCTTTTTTTGGACCTAGAGAGTTTCTAGAACACTTCCAAGAAAAGTTGGGAGGAAATATAGTTTCCAGTGAATCTCGTTCTCATAGAACTAGAAACAGTAAAAGAAACAGAAACTCTAGCGAAATTACCTTACAACATTCTAATGGATTTCTAAAAGTAGTTTCTACGGGAGGAAAGTACTACATCAGCAAAGACAACGCTGTTATTGTTTCCGGCTTGTCTCTAAAAGAACTACTCCCTATAGTTGAAAATAACTTAAAGGAGTAGTATGTCACAAGATTGGCGAGATATTCTTACTATTGATGGGATGCCTAAATCATCTCAAAGAATAGTGTATGAAATTCTAAAGTACAATCCTAAGATTAAGTTCAATGGATTGAAGGGTTCTTTGAGCAAAAAGAAAAGAGTTAGTGATAGGGTTTTGAAGGAGTTTCTAAGGAATGCTACTTGGATTAAAACTACAAAACATACTGATGGTACGAAACTATACCAACTTAGAGAGTGATTTTATGTGGCAGGATATACTCAAAGCCATTGAATATCTCACTGAGAGTGCTATTGATGTTAAAGTAGAGGATTTCCAAACCGCAGTTGAGAAAGGCTATCCTTCGGTGATTACTCCCCTTACGGCAGTAACTGAAGTTAATGATGGTAGAATAGACGGCTTTACTTGTTTCAGTGATATGGGTAAATTCTATTTTGTGGGTGTCGCTGAAGTTTTTGACCATGCCATGGGTAAGGGCCTCTTTTCTAAATTACTACAAGAAAGGAATAATAAAACCAAAGGTAAGCCAAGAATAACACTCCTTAATCCCCTTACTGATAGAGGAAGACAAATAGTAACAAGGATGGCAGAAAAACTAGGTTTCAAAGTTACTGAGTATTCTCAAGTAGAAGACATAATGGATGAGCCTACATATAGGCAAATGTCAATACTAACCATGTATCGTTATCCGACTATAGGAGAAGAAGTTAATAGCGATAACCTTGAGAGAATGGCAGGAGCCGTAGTTACTACTGCACCGGCACATGCTAAATTATTCAAACCTGCATACCGCACTAGAAAGAAAAAGAAGGTGGACTAATGGTAAAGGTCAATAAAAAAACGGCTAAGGTAGGGGACGCCACTATTGAGTCTACTGGAGTTTTGATAACCTTCCCTAAAGATTTCAAGGCATGGGAAACTAAGTGTTCCGGGACCGGTGCTGGCGGAAAGCAAAACATGCTTGAAGCAGTAGAACAACACGCCACCAACCCTAGAAGTAAGTCTCCGAATACTGGCAATGATGGCGCACATCTTTACTTGGCCGCTATCCGAAAGTTGCTAGAAGAAAAGGAAGATACGGTATATTTTGAAGAAGATGCTGAGAAACTAGAAACCATTTTGAATGATATTGAAGGGCTGAAAGATACTGAAACTTTGAATCCCCAAAACATTAAATTCTCAGTGCCTAAGAAATTCAACAGTAAGAATGGAAACTATGCTCAAGGAGTAAAGAAAGATTCTGTCTATGGCCACTACCTTAGTACTTTCAATCATGTCAAGAATAAAACACCGGATAAGCAGACTGATGGAAGCGGTTGGGTTAGCGATAAGCCTAACACAGCCACGCCTCCAATTTATCAAGCACTATACGGCGGGAAATTAATAACCACTGGATTGGTTGATGTTTTGAAAAAGGCAATAGACGACATTGACGAACAGCGCCACTCCATAGAAATTACAACCAGTAAGCCAGCAAGAGCATTAGTATCAATACCGGATTTTCGTGAAAAACTGGGTTCTGCTATGAGTTCTGCTAGTACACAAGAAGGAGTTAGTGTTTCTAAGGTCATGCGAAGACTATCCAATAAAGAATTCAAAGTTCCTGCTTCGGGAAAATCTCAAAGATTTTTGGCGAATTACATTAAATCCAAAGAACTAGCAGGAACCATTACTAGTTTTAAAATAAAATTAACTCCAGCCAAGACCAAGAAATTGATTGGCTACTATATGCAGTCCAACATGAAGGTTAAGACTAAGCCAATTATTAAAAGTTGGAAGGAAGTGTTGCTATGAATTGGTTCAATCTATTAAAATTTGATACTGATGAAGCCATGCTAGAGTTGTATGTTGAATTATACCGCAAAGTAGATGCCGGATTTCAAAAATTTAATGACCTTACACAGTACAGTTGGGGAAGTAAAAATGAAACACATAGTTTTAATGGCAGACTAGGTGCATTAGGACAAGTAATTGCAGACAAAGATTATGATGATGAAGACATACTTACTTATGTATATAGGCAAATTTCCAAGTTAGAAGACTATATGGATGATTGGCCCTATGATGATTCTTTAACAGAAGATATTAATGATACTATGCGTAGATTTACTAAGGCTATGGAAAGAAAAATTAAATTTACAGCAGAGAATGTGTGATTATTATGACTTGGGAAAACATACTAAAAGAAATGACTCTAGATGAAATAGAGGAAATCGTTGGAAAGACGGGAAGTTTAGATGAACTGATTGAAATGATTGAAAAGAAGTTCGCAGTGAAGACTAAGATGGTTTCAAGTTCTTCCTCTTCTCCTATCATTGGCTTCGACCTACCTATCTATATTTCACTAGAGATGGTTGGAAGTAAGACAGAAGAATTTGAAATTGTAAGTACGGGTGTGCAGAAATGAGTTGGAAAAAAATACAAAAAGGACTACAATATCTTTGAGGTATTACTATGAGAAGAAAGAGTTGTGCCTTATGTCAGCATAGTGATGTTGATTCTATGGAAGCCGACTTAGAATCTCTTGTTATCTCTTGTGATGATTTGGATGAGAAAATGGGCTGGAGAAGTGGAACTTCTGCACAACACCAAAGAAACCACATGGGCGAATTCGTCAACAGTAGTAATCCAAAATGTACTATTTGCACAGACCCCATGAGAGCAGAATACGAAAGACAATTACATGAAGGTCTAATTACAGCCGAAGAAGTAAGCGAAGGTCTTGATATTACCAAGGAGCAAGTTCACCGGCATATTAAGCACCATCTGCAACCGATAGTACAGAAGTCTGCGGCGGCAATTATTGCTAAGAAGGAACTGAATGAAGTGGACATGTTGGCAAACAACATAGGGCTTCTAGATACTAAAATTACTGAGATAGCATCTAGAGATGATTTAGATGCTAGAGAATTAGATGCTCTTGTTAAACTAGCAAGAGAGATTAGAGAGTCTTTGAAATACATGATGGAGTTCAAAGGAAAACTTGTCCACAAGCGACAAGATACAATTATTGTCGCACAAATGCAGATTGTTCAAGAAGTGCTTGCACAGAATAATCCGCAGATTTGGCTAGACATAAAAAGTAAAATGCAGGAGAGACTACAATGAGTTGGGAAGATATACTAAAAAAAGAATTTGTGACATATGATGAAATAGACCAACAGTGGATTGATGATAGTACGCTAATGATGATTTCGGGTAAGCCGAGAAAACACATTACTCTTTATTATGATACAACTGATATTACAAAACCAAAAACAATTGCTAGTTTTGTTCAGCGTAGTGGCAAACGCCCTTATTATACACATTTAAGTATGCAAATTAAATTAAGCGATAAAAACGAGTTTCCAATAAGTCCCGAAAACATTGCCTTTCAAGACTTTTCCTACCGCTATGTCATAAGAGTCACTGAACAGAAGAGTACTGAAGATGGGCTAAAAACAAGAGAAAAAGAATTTCAATTTATTTGATGAAGGAGAGATTACAATGAGTTGGCAATCCGTATTGAAAAATACTTGGTATGTTAGGGACGGGGATGCTCCTTTGCACGACCATGTTCACGAATTACTTTTCTTTATGGCTTACAATGAAGACCCTAAATTAAAACAAGCAGGTGAGGCTCTATTGAATAAATTTGATGAATACTATGAAAGGGTGGAGGATAAGGATAAGTTAAATGACCTTTACTCTCCCGAATTTTTTAGTTTTCAAAACAATTTAAAGAAACTCGCAAAGGCAGTCACTTCAAAGATGGGATTAAGAAAACAGTATTTGTATTTGATTGAAACAAAGAGATTGATGTAGGAGAGATTACAATGAGT